TATCTCCGCTACATGACTTAATTCTTCATCAGAGACAATACCATCGCCATCTTCGTCGTATTCTGCATATATGGATTGTTTTTGTAGTTTTTTTTGCATTAATACACCCTTACCTTATCAGGATTAACCTGTGGGACTAGCTTACAAATACACTCGTAAAGCTGTTTTTGACCGGTTTCTGTTTTATACTGCTGTTCATCTAAAAATTTAGTGTAATAAAGACAATCGTTAACAGATTTAAAATATATCGCACCCTGCGCTATACCATTCATGTAACAAGCAAGCATAAATGCTGTCACTACAATAAATCTCTATAATAGTTAGGATCGCCGCGAACCATCTCTACTTCCCCGCCGCTAGCCATACCTTTTACATCTGTTGTTTTCATAGGTTTGACGAGATCGCCTCTGCCCTGCTGCATTAGAAATTGTTCAAAACTCATAATATCTGAAGCTGGACCCTCAAAAAATTCTTCTCTAAGATCCTTTTCAGTTCTTGTATCACCTTTTTTAGCCATCATTGACCTCCTTTTTGTTGTTTCATTACTTCACGCCTCTCAGCTGCGTTGATCCTTGCAGCAGTCTGCCTCTCCTGACTTGCAAGCCTCTTATCAAACTGTGCGTCTCTTTGTTGTACCTTCTGTTGCTCCAGACCCAGTTTAGCTGCATCAATCTGTGCATCGTTCTGCTCGCCCTGTGCTCTGACCTGTAGCTCCTTCTCTTTGAGCTGTACCAACGGATCTGGTCCGGGAGCCGTGAGCTGAGAACTTAGTTGTTTAAGTTGCGACATGCCTTCGGCTATGAGTTGTGCGATCCTAGCTTCCAACTCTAAACTCTGCATTTCCTGAATAGGCTGACCGCCCGTAGCCTGCATCATCTCCTGCATAGCACGCTCCTTGGCGCCAATCCTTACATGCTCCATTATATGCTTCTGTAGTGCCACAGCTATCTGCGGAGTTCCAGCAACAAGAGGCGTTGATCCAAAAACCATGTGGGACATAATGTGCGCTTCATGTTCCTGACCTTCAAAAGCTATCAAGCTAATCTGGTCTAGAGCGTCTATGTTCTCCTGAGCCGGATCTTTCGGGGTAGGCTCAGGCTCAGGAGTTCTTTTTAATATTCTGTCAATATCTCTTACACCTAAAGCCTCATACATATCTCTGTAAACTTCGTACATGTTGTGCATGTCAGGTGCCGCTGTCGCAAGCTGCATCTTGGTCTGAGCCAAAGATATTCTCTGCGCCTGACTAAATATGTTAGGATTAGACACAGGAACCACATCAACCAGCTCGTTAAAGTCCTGTCTCTTGATTGTGCCATCTACACCCGTAATACTATATGGATATTCGTCAGGTAAAAAGTCAGCCATTACCTTAGATAGCAACTTGAACTCCAACTTCATCGCATAATGCAGTCTTTTATGTACAGCTGACATGACCCGTGAGCCCTGTTCCAACATAGCAATAGTTGTACCTACCGCTGCCTGCTGATTACCATCGCCTACTTTCATATCAGTAATAGTTGCGAATCGCCGTCCTGCATCAACTACAAAGCCTAACAACGCCATCAAAGTCTGGTCTGGACCCTTAAATGGTAATGACATCAAGCTTGATCTTATGTCCCCGCCCGGTGCATCAACGTCTCTGAACTCACCCGGCTGTAGTGGCT